TACGCCCTTTCTCACGATCTACCAGAGAAAGCCATTGGGGATATTCCCTACGGTGCGCCAAAGGGTAAGAAATACAAAGCAGCAGAAGCTAAGTGGTTTGATGACCACGACATGCTGCACGTCGAAACCGACCAATTGAAATTCTGTGACCGACTAGATGCAATCCTGTGGGCACTGCAGCATGTGCCAAACCTATTGCGCGATCCCGAATGGGATCTAGCCTATGAAGAACTTGTTAAGCAAGCAGGCAACCTTGGTGTATTCGCAGAGTTTAGCCAGATCATGAACGAGGCGCAAAATAGAGCCTTCACAACATCCACCACTTGACCTCCCCAATAAACAGTGCCAAGCTGTAATTGCTCGTCATTTCGAGTATTCCTCCTCCAACTGGCCTCACGCTTCGGCGTGGGGTCTTTTTTTTCCCAACTATCCCCCCTATACTTAACCACATGAGTGAAACAATCGTGATCGACACAAGCCTTGCTGATGAAGACATCATCGAAGCTGTAGCAATTAAACTTTGGGACGTTGCCGAAGCGGCCCTTGATGATAACATTAGCCCAGAGGAAATCATGCTTGCCTGCATAAGCCTGCAGAAAACCATGGGGCTTTTCCTAGAAGTGGAAACGGTGCATTAAAATGGCAAACCCAAACCCATCACCAGAAACCAGATTTGGGGCCGAAAACGGCAACCCAAACAATCTCGGTGGGAAGACCAAAGAGCAAAGGGAATCGGAGTACCAAGCTGCAGCAATCTCAGCACAACTGAGGGAACACGCACTTTCCGTTATGCTGGAAAAGGTAAAGTCGGGCGATATGGACCTAGAAGAACTAATCACGCCAGCAAACCTCAAGCTATTCAAAGACAGTGAAGACCGAGCGCATGGCACACCAAAACAAGCGGTTGACCACACATCAAGCGACGGCTCATTCCAGCAGCCCAGCAAGATTGAGCTAGTCGCACCCAAGACCGATGACAACGGCTCGGATTGAACTCCCCCAAAAGATGATTGATAACTTTGCCCAGCCTGCCAGGCATAGGGTTTTTCGCGGTGGTCGTGGATCAGGCAAAACGCGTGGCCTTGCGCTCATGTCAGCTATCAAAGGCTATCAGTTCGCACAAGAAGGCCGCTCTGGTGTTATCCTTGCTAGCCGTGAACATCTAAACTCACTTGATGAATCCAGCCTTGAGGAAATCAAGCAGGCAATACGCTCGGTGCCTTGGCTGGAGGATTATTACGAGATAGGCGAAAAGTTCATTCGCACAAAGAATAGGCGGGTGTCTTACGCATTCGCCGGGTTGCGCCACAATCTCGACTCCATCAAGTCAAAGGCGCGGATCCTGCTAAACTGGACAGACGAAGCCGAGGCCGTATCAGAGGCAGCTTGGCGCAAGCTAATCCCAACCATCCGCGAAGACGACTCGGAGAATTGGCTATCCTACAACCCTGAAAGCCCAGACAGCGCAACACATAAGCGCTTCATTGCAGAGATACCAAGCAACTGCATTGTGACGGACATCAACTGGCGCGACAATCCGTGGTTTCCTGAAGTGCTAAACCAAGAGCGGCTAGACGATCAGCGCTTGCGTGCCGACACATACGACCACGTATGGGAGGGCGCATTCCTCACAATGACCGAAGCGCAGGTGTTTCACGGCAAGCACCAAGTCGAAGAATTTGAGCCACTCCCATCATGGCAAGGCCCCTACTTCGGCGTTGACTTTGGCTTTCGCCCAGATCCGCTTGCAGCCGTTGAGGTGTACGTTAACGGGGAGCATAACTACGTCCGACGAGAGGCTTACAGCACAGGCATTGAGATTGACGCAACGGCCAAGTTCATTGCCAACAAAATGCCGCTTATCGCCAACTATGTTAGCCGTGCGGATAGTGCGGAACCCAAAACAATCAGCTACCTCCAACGCCACGGCTTACCCCGCATGGAGGGCGTTAAAAAGTGGCCCAATAGCATTCTTGAGGGCATACGCTTTATTCGCGGGTATAAATCGGTTATTATTCACCCAGACTGCCCTAACACTGCTAGGGATTTTCGGCTATACAGCCACAAGATTGACAAAAACACGCAGGACATATTGCCAGATGTTGAAGACGCCAACAACCATGCACCGGATGCCCTGCGCTATGCACTTGCACCACTTATCAAAGCCTCTGGCTCCAAGCGGATTGAAATAAGACTATGAGCAAAACAGTAGCAACCCCATCCGCAGAGGTGGAGGCAATTCGCACCAAGGCACGCCCGATCATTGATCTAACCAAGGGCGGCGATTGGATGCGTGGACGTGGCGAAACCTATCTCCCAAAGTTCGAGATGGAAAGCCAAGAGGCTTACGACGCACGCCGCAAATCAACGTGGCTATTCGATGGCGTGGGCAAGACAATTGAGGATATGTCGGGCAAGGTGTTTGATCGACCCATTGATTTGCCGGACGCATCAACCACCGTTGAGGATTGGGCAAAAGACATTGACCTAACGGGCCGAGATCTAAATCAATTCGCCAAGCAGCTATTCAGTGACGGCCAACGGGCTGGCATTTCGTTTGTTATGGTGGATGCCCCAAGGCGTGAGGGCGAAGTTACCAAAGCACAGGCAAAAGCCCAGAACTTGCGCCCCTATATGACGGTTGTAACAATTGATCAGGTTGTTGGCTGGAAGTGGGAGGCAATCAATAGCGCTCCAACCCTTACGCAATTCCGCATTGTGGAATCGGTGCAAGAGCCGGATCCTGATAATGAGTTTGAGGATAAGGCTGTTGAGCAAGTGCGCGTGCTGGATCGCGTGGGTGATGTTGTGTCCGTTCGTATTTTCCGCAAGAGCAAAGACGAAAAGTGGAAGCTGCATGAAGAATACCCAACCGACCTAAAGCGCATCATGGTTGCACCATTTGCCCCTGAAGGCGAGGGCTTTATGCAGGCTTGTCCGGTTCACGACCGCCTAGCAGAGATTAACTTGGCGCACTGGCGCATTCAGTCGGATAAGGCGTCATGCTTGCACAAAGCCCTTGCGCCCTTGCTATTCATTAAGGGGTTTGAGCTAGAGGGCGATCAAGCTGTATCAGCCAATGCTGGCTTTAACGCCAACTCAGAGCATTCGGATCTAAAATGGGTCGAAATATCAGGCTCCGGCATTAGTGAAGCCCGCACCGAGCTAAAAGACCTTGAATTCCAGATGCAGGCAATGGGCTTGCAGCTTATCATTTCCAAGACGGGCAATAACACGGCAACAGGCGATACCATTGATGAAGGCAAGATAAATAGCCGTCTAAGCATGTGGGCAGACGCCCTGAAAGATTGCCTGGAGAATGCATTTGCCATGATGGTGGAGATTGCGGGCGAGTCGGATGAAGTCACGGTTGACGTAAACAAAGACTATGCAGCCAATGCCCTTAGCCACCTTGATATGGACGTGTTGAACAAGATGTTCCTTGCTGGCGTGATTAGCAAAGAGACCTATATCAACGAGGCGAAGCGGCGAAATGTCCTAGCCGAAGATGTTGACCCCGAGCAAGAAATAGCCAATGCTGAGGAAGTGTTAGACGAGCCTAGTGGCGAGGAATAATGCCCCTAACAGACGACATCTTAGACGCAACAACGCGGCATTCCGTTTATCTTGAGCGGTATAAGGCGCGCGTTGTTCGTGATATTATCAGGCTAGTCAATGAGACTGAGGCGGGGATTGTTACCGAAACCCTGCGCTATGAGCTTGAAGGTATGTCAAAGCGGGATCTTGGCCGCTTAATCAAACGCATCGAAAGGCGCATCAAGCAAGGTTACGAGCCAGTAACGGCTCTGCTGGACGCCGAGGTTGAAGGGCTTGCAGCCTATGAGGGCGAATGGCAGCGTGATCTATTCCGGTCTGTTGTGCCTGTTGAATTGGATTGGACAAGCCCAGCGCCAGAGCAACTATACGCAGCCACCCACGCAAGGCCATTTCAGGGGCGATTGCTCAAGGAATGGTATAAGGGCTTGCCAGATGCAACCTTTCGCCGTGTGCGTGAGGTTATCCGCATGGGCTATGTGGACGGCAAAACAACTGAGCAGATTGTTAGGGAAATACGAGGCACGCGCACAACGTCAGGCATTATGGATCAGTCGCGGCGCGGGGCTAATGCAGCCGTTAGGACGGCGCTTGCACACACTGCCAACGTTGCACGCAATGAGGTGTATCGGGCTAACCGTAAGCTAATCAAGGGCGTTGAATGGGTATCTACCCTTGACGGACGCACAAGCGCAATTTGTCGGGCTAGAGATGGCAAGATGTGGCCTGTTGATAGTGGACCAAGACCGCCAGCGCATCCGAATTGCCGAAGCTCTACAATTCCGGTGGTGAAGTCATACCGACAGCTTGGCCTAAAGGGTACTGATAAAGGCACAAGAGCCAGCATGAATGGCCAAGTGTCGGGCGAGCTAAACTATGACCAATGGTTGCGAAAGCAGCCGAAGGCTTTTCAAGACGAGGTTTTAGGTGTATCTAAGGCCAAACTATTCCGCGATGGACTGACCGTGGATAAGTTTGTTGATAGGGCTGGGAATGAACTCACGCTAGATCAACTAAAAGCCCGAGAAGGGCAGCGATAAGCAGCGAAAGGAAATCGACCGATGCTTAAATACCAAGTTGACAGCCTAGAAGGGCTGGATGAATCCCTACACTCACTCTATACGCAAGGCGATAATGGCTACACGCTACAAGTTGAGGGCGTTGCCCCAGCGGGTGCGGTTGATGACCTACGCCAGAAGCTTGTGGATGCCAATGACGAGGCGGGCCGTCGCAGACGCTCGGTTGAGAAGTGGAAAGAGCTAGGCGAAAGCCCCGAGGCGGTTCGCGAGTTGCTGGACGCCAAAGGCAAGCCGGATGCCGACCACCAAGCGATCATTGATGCACTGAAAGCCGACCATTCGAGCGCACTGGACGCAGCCAATTCACGCATCAAGGATATGCAAACAAATTCAGCCATGAAAGACCTGCAGGCTGAACTCGCAAAAGCCAACATCATTGGGCCTGGCCTAGAGCCTTTGGCCCTTATGGCTAAATCCCGCATGGGGTTTGACGATGACGGAAATTTGCGTATAATGAAAGACAATAAGCCGATGGCAGGTTCCGGCTCCGATGGTTACGCAACTGTATCCGATTTGGCAAAAGAGCTTGCAGCGTCCGAATTGGGTCAGGTCTTTGTGCGTGACTCCGGTTCATCCGGCGGGGGTAAACCGCCAGCGTCAGGCCGAGATGGCCAATCTAAAACCGTAACGCGTGCGCAATTCGACGGCATGAGCCAAGGAGAGCGGGCGTCATTCTTTAAAGACGGTGGTAAGGTCACAGACGCTTAAACAGACGCGCTAACGATCAGCCGCCAAACGTTAGGAGACTTAGCATGGCAAACGTGCTTACCGACCTGGCGGCTGACATCTACAAGGCCGCTGACATTGTAGGACGCGAAGCTGTAGGCTTCATTCCGTCCGTAACCATCAACTCAGGCTCTGAGGCTGCCGCGCAAGGTGATACCGTTCGCGCCGCATTCACTCGTGCTGCAACCGTCAATAGCTCGGCAACGCCAAGCATGACCATCCCTGAAGGTGACGATCAGACGGTTGATAACAAAACCATGACACTGGATACCGTTAAGTCGGTTCGCATCCCTTGGACTGGTGAAGACATCAAGCACGTCAACAACGGTTCGGGCTTTGAGACGCTGTACGGCGATCAAATCGCTCAGGCGTTCCGCGCACTTACCAACGCTGTTGAGGCTGATGTTGCGGCAGAAGCTTACAAGGGCGCATCTCGTGCAGTAGGCACCGCAGGCACAACCCCGTTTGCATCGAACTTTGACACCGTGGCAGAAGCCCGTCAAATCCTGTTTGACAACGGTATGCCTGTAAACGACGGTCGCATTTCGCTGGTTGTTAACTCGGCGGCTGGCACCAACCTCCGTAACCTTGCGCAACTGCAAAAGGCAAACGAAGCTGGCGGTTCGCAGTTACTCCGCCAGGGTACTTTGCTGGATCTGCAGGGCGCAATGCTCAAAGAGTCGGCGCAAGTTCAGTCGCACACCAAAGGCACTGGCTCGGGCTATCTGCTTAACGATGCATCTTCAGCAATCGGCGATACCACTATTGCGGCTGACACTGGTTCAGGCACTATCATCGCGGGTGACGTTGTTACCTTCGCTGGTACGTCTGACAAGTATGTGGTTAACACTGCCCTTTCGGGTGGCTCGTTCACCATCGGCGGCCCTGGCCTCCGCGCTGCTGAAGCGGACAACGATGCAATCACAGTTGGCAACGACTTCACTGCAAACGTTATGCTGCACCAGTCGGCTGTTGAGTTGGCAATGCGCCCACTCGAAAAGCCTTTCGGTGGCGATGCTGCGGTTGACGTAATGAACGTTCAAGACCCACACTCGGGCATGGTCTATCAGATCAGCGTCTACAAGGGTTACAACAAAGCGATGATTGACGTCACCGTGCTTTACAAAGCGAAGGCATGGAAAGAAGACGCAATCGCGCTTCTGCTTGGTTAATTGTCAGAGGGGGCGGGCAACTGCCCCCTTCACTATTAACCTAGGAGAACAAAAATGGCCGAACTCGTCAAAATGATTCGCGAAAGCGACGGACACGAGGCAGACGTTCACCCAGATATGGTGGACGATTACAAAACTGGCGATTACGTGGTTGTAAAGCGCGCGCGAAAGGCTGACGATCCGGCAACCCCAGAAAACGAAGCCTATAAGCCAGAGCTAAAGAAGCGCGGACGGCCTAAGAAGAATGCGGGCTAATGGCAACCACCAACCACGAATATAAGCTAAATCTAACGCGGGGCGGTGCCGACGGCTCGTCATCCATTCATAAGTTTGGATATAACCCCGCAGTTGGCACCAGCTTTGTGCCTGTTAGTGCTGGTGGCATTTACGCAACCCCGCAAGCGTCGGGGGCAACAACCTTGCGCATTAAGGCGGGCGGCAATGCCCTTGATGATGCATCGGGGAGTGGCGCTAGAAAGATTAGGCTGCAGGGTCTGAATCAGGACGGGGCGCTAATCACAGAAGATATTGCAACAAACGGCACAAGCGCCAGCGCTGCAACCAACCAAAGCTTTGTTAGGTTGTTCCGTGCGTTCGTGCTAGAGTCTGGCACATATGCAAGCGCATCGGCGGGTTCCCACGCGGCTGATATTACGGTTGAGGATAGCGGCGGAACGCAGGATTGGGCGATTATTTCAGTCAACAGCTTTCCTATGTCGCAGTCGGAAATTGCCGCCTATTCCGTTCCAAAGGGTTTTCAGGCGTTTGTTTGGTCTATTGATATTGAGGTTGACAGCAATAAATCTG